TGCAATCCACCTGACAGGTTCTCATTTACAACAAAGAAGGTCCAATAATATGCAGGAGTTTTATATAGTTCCATTGATATTTGATCTGGACGAGAGCCATCAGTAATTTCATATAACAGATACGCATTCGCATTATCCATTTGATCAAGATACGCACGAACGTTTCGGTTCACGTCAACAATAATCGTTTTTGATTTTGAATTCTTATCAAACCGATATTGCGTTAAAGGGAATGATTTAAAAAAGTTTAGCATTATAAGTATCCCTCTCCAAGATCAGCCTTTGTAAGCACTTTTGTTTCCTGGAATGATAATGTAATGTCAACCTCGGTAGGTGCACCTCCATCAAAGTGTAGATGCGACTGCGAGTTAAAGTTTGTTTGGAACGCCGTCAGGTTAAGCTCATACATTTTTGGATAGAATGGATTCTCTCTACCTGTAGCAGTATAAAACTTAACAGTGAATGTTGCAGGATATGTGAGTAGATACGAACCTGATCCTTCTTCTGGATACATGTGCTCACGGAAGAACGTTTGTATCATTCGTATTTGATCCGATTCAGCTGGAGACTCGGCAATCATTTTAAACGTAAATGAATATGCACGAAGATTCATGTTTTGAAATGCTGTAGTAGTATTTGGATTTACAGCAACACCTTTTGAAGCACCATATATCTGCTGTAGATTCTCAGTACCAGGTGCAAGATTGCCTAATCCAGCGTCCTTTGCAATTTTCATTGCTAGCATTGTGCGTAACTCAGGAGAGCCAGCGGTATTTTCTGTTGCTGATTTTGCAATATCTGCTGCGGACATGTTGTCATTCATTCCGCTCATGATATCCTTTCCTAAAGGTCCCATATCAAATGTTGAATATCCTGCGCCATCAGAAAAAGATACGCCAGGTGGATGATACAATGAGACAGCACCAAGTATAGGACCGCCACCACCGTATTGATATTTATTTGCCTCTATTCGTAGGAAATTAGTTTTAGCATCCAATAAATTGAGAGGATAGACTAATTCCGAAACAGTGCTTGGAAGACTGGAAATTTTTGACATGTTTGACCTATGATAAATAGTTTACAACAGACATAATAATAGTATTTATACAATATGGCTAAGACTTATAAAGGCAAATATCGAATTAAGAAACCGGAAAAATATGCCGGTGATTTTACTAATGTGACATATAGATCTTTATGGGAACGTCAAGCGTTTCGCTGGTGCGAGGAAAGAGATGATGTTATCTCTTGGTCATCTGAAGAAACTGTTATACTATATCGTTGCAAGACTGATAATAAGATCCATCGTTATTTCATTGATTTAAAGATAAAGTTTTCAAACGGAAGAATTGTTTTAGTTGAAATAAAGCCAGCATCTCAAACCAAACCGCCAAAGAAGCCAACGCGACAGACCAAAAGATACGTGACAGAAGTTATGACATATGTAAAGAATGAATCAAAGTGGAAAGCTGCAGCTAAATACTGTAATGAACGTGGCTATCACTTTGAAATATGGACTGAAGACACTCTCAAAGGTTTAGGCATTAAACTTCTAACTGGGTAATATACCTCTCCCCCTCAAAGGTATCTCTATTATTATATCATATAAGTAGAGAAATGTACATCATAAACGAATAAATAGTACTATGGCAGATTCATTGTTCGACACATATAGAAGCGAAGCAATTGGCGCAGGCGTTAAACTTCGCACAGACGATTCCATTAAATGGTTTAGACAACAATTGTCTCAACTACAAAGTGTGAATCGTCGTGGCATTTTAAAAGACCCTAACATGGTAAAGAAAAATCGTCCTCGTGTTGGTTCTATGTATATGTATTTCTATGATCCGAAGACAAGAGAGACATTACCGTACTACGATACGTTTCCTTTAGTTGTTATGGTTGAACCAGCTCCTGGTGGATTCTATGGTATTAATCTACATTATTTACCACCCGTACTCAGAGCTAAAATGTTAGATGGACTATTACAAATAACTAACAATAAGAAATACGATGAATCAACACGCATGCGTTTAAGTTACGACTTACTCAAAGGTTCTTCTAAATTAAGATATTTTGCTCCATGCTTTAAACGGTATTTGTATTCGCAAATTGAAGCAAGCCCGGTAATGGTTGACGCTGCTGATTGGGAAATTGCAGTATTCTTACCAACTGAGCAGTTTAGAAAGGCGAAGAAAGGCACTGTTTGGAAAGATTCCAGAGGAATGATATAAATGATTTTTACAAATCCAATAGATGATTTAGCATCGCAGATTAATCAGCGTGGCGGATTAGCAAAGCCAAACTACTTTGCTGTAACGTTTACTGGTCCTGCAGCTGTATCTCCAAATCAGTTTTTGATTAACGCATTCTGCGAATCAGTTTCAATTCCTGGAAGAAGCATTGCAACAACAGAACATGGTACAATTCGCCAAGCAACAAAGCGGCCGTATTCATTTATTAATGATGATGTATCGTTTACATTCTTAGTTACAAATGACTTTTACATGAAAAACATTTTTGATAAATGGATGAAGCATGTTATCAATGACGAAACAGGTGCTATCTATTATAAGAATCAATACGTATCTGATATGACAATTACTGTATTAGATACTAAACACGATATGATATATAAGTGTCAATTGAAGAATGCGTATCCTATTGGTATACAAGCAATCGAATTATCGAATGCAGCTCAAGATCAGCTGATAAAAGTAACGGTTACAATGACGTATGATAACTTTACTACAAATTCAACGTATTTCAGTTTAGCAACAACTTTAGCTGATTTAAAGAATGCATTATCATTCCCAAATCCGCTTATGCCTTCGGTTCCTTTCTCACCTTTCGGCGATTTAGGTGATCAGGCTGAAACAGTTCTTGCTGGATTAAAATCAGAATTGGCTGGAGAATTATCTGGCGTATTGAATAGTATTACTGATGATATAAGAAATAAGATCTCAGGTAATGCTACATCAATTACTACGCCATACGAAGGATCGCTCGGCTCTATTGTTAATCAATTGACGGGTAAAGTTTCAAATATATTTGGTTCAGACTTGAGTAAGGTTGCCGGTGCATCAAATACAGGATCATCTCAATCTATCGTTTCAAGGGCATCAAGTGCAGTAAAAGGTTTGTTTGGTTAAGTTACATTATAGGAGTTTATTATGGCATTGCCTAAACTAGTATCATCGAAGTACACGTTAACAGTTCCAAGCACGGGAGAGGTAGTTGAATATCGTCCGTATTTGGTAAAAGAAGAAAAGGTTTTAATGACAGCATTTGAGTCTAAAGATAAGTCTCAAATGATTGCAGCATTGAGGGACACAATCGCAGGTTGTACCGAAGGTAAAGTAAATATCGATACACTTGCTATATTCGATTTCGAATATATTTTCCTTAAACTGCGTAGTAAATCAGTCGGCGAAACGTCTAAGATCGGAGTTAAGTGTACAGCATGCGATACACGAAACGAAGTTGAAGTTAAATTAGAAGAAGTAAATGTTTCAAAGGCACAAAAGAAGAACAATAAGGTTGAACTAACTGATGAAGTTGGAATTATGCTACGGTATCCAACAGTAAAAGGTTTATACAAACAACTGACGCACGCAAAGACTGAGGCAGATCAGTCAATGGCAACAATCATTTCAGCTATTGAATCGATTTACGATGCTGAGAATGTATATGCCTCAGAGAATGAAACTGAAAAGAGTTTGATGGACTTCTTAGATTCATTGACTGCTGATCAGTTTAAAAAGATTTCAGCATTCTTTACTGATATGCCTAAGCTAAAGCATGACGTAAAGTTTGATTGTAAAAAGTGTTCAGAGAAAAACAGTATTACGTTAGAGGGTCTTGAGAATTTTTTCTAATATGTCTCTCTCATGAATCACTGGAAAATTATTATAAAACTAATTTTGCTCTGATGCAACATCACAAGTATTCGTTGACTGAGTTGGACAATATGATGCCATGGGAAAGAGAGATCTATATATTGCTACTTACCCAATGGATTGATGAAGAAAACGAAAGAATGAAGAACAGAAAATAGTCTATGAGAGAGACGTAAATGGCTAATGATATAAAAGAACTAGCAAATAGTATTGAAGAACTTCGCAAAGCGATGAGTCAAAATACTAAAGAGATTAATAAAAAGTCTAAAGAGCGTGAAAAACAATCAGGCGGCCAGAAAGGTCTTAGCACGATTGCAATTAACCGTCTGACTAAGCAAAACAATGAAAAGCTAGCGCAATTATCATCAATACAAGAATCTGGATTAGCAGCACTTACAAAAAGATTGACTGCCGAAAAAGAACAGTCTAAGCTTGACTTAGATGTATCAAAGCTGGGTAATAAGCTTGATAAGCTAAACTCTCTCACAGAAAGTACTGAAACATCAGAAGGACTTGAAGCATTATTTAAAGAAGCTGTTAGGATGTTAGAAAATCCTACGATCTCTGACGAAGAAAGAGAACTACTAACTAAACAGATTAAGGAAATAGGCGAACTAGCAGGTAGTGAAGAAGAGACGCGTGAAAATAGAAGGTTACAAGAAGCAGCCAACTCTACTTTAGAAAGAATGTCTGGCGCGCTAGATGGCTTAGGTGCTAAGTTCGATCAGTTCTCATCTAACTTTAAAAAAGGTGCGGGGTTACTTGGTACCCTTGGTGCTATCGGGATGTTGCTGTTTGATCCAGAAACATTACAAAAGATGGTCGTTGGTGTCATTGAGTTTTTCGAAGACATGTATGCAGTTGTACAAGCCTTCTTAAATGGTGATGCAGAAACTGCTAAGAAACTATTGATGGAGAATCTAGGTGGAGTCGGTTTAGCTCTCGGTACTATAGCAATTTTCTTCGGCGGTTCAATCTTTAGAGGAATTTCTGCAATAGTAAAAACAGTTAAGGCAATAGCAAGTGGCATTTCAAAGGTCGGTAAAGTTTTCGTTGCAGTCGGCAAAATAATGGCTGAAACTTTGGCACCAGTAGTTGATAAAATTAAATCAACATTTACTAAAGTCGGAGATATCTTAAAAAAATTCGGCAAAACCTTTATAACCGTAGGTGATGAATCTTCTAAGTTCTCTAAGTTTGGCTCTATCCTTAAGAATGTGTTTAAACGAATCTTCTTCCCAATTACAGTGATAATGGGAATATTCGATGCAGTCAAAGGTGCACTCGCTGGATTCGAAGAAGGTGGAATCATCGGTGGCATCCGTGGTGCACTCATAGGATTGTTTGATGGTATGATTGGTGGAGCAGTGAATATGCTCACTGGTGCGCTTGCGTGGATACTGGATAAGCTTGGTTTTGATAAAGCTGCTGAAGCATTAGCTGCATTCGATATTACCGAATACTTTACTAAGTTTATCGACTATATTGGCAATATGATCTCAGGAGCATTTGACTGGATAAAGGGAGTCTTTGCAGGAATTGATATTGTTGGCGGGCTCACTTCCATGTGGGAAGCCTATGTTTCTACAGTCGGAAGTATAATGGATATTATCTTTAAGCCAATTGACATGGCTATCAATTGGATTATGGGTATCTTTGGATTTGAAACTCCTGAAGGTGGTTTCTCACTCAAAGATATGATATTTGATACTATCGGTAAAGTGAAAGATTTCTTTTTGCAGCTGTTTGATTTCTTACCATCGCTTGATACAATCAAATCGGCTATAACAGATTTATTACCTGATTGGTTAAAGCCGGACGAAGAGATTAATATTGCTACTGCAAATGAAGAACAGCTTCGAGCAATGGCAAACGATAATGCTGGTTTCTTTGGTGATGAAGAGGAAGAGTATCAAAAATTAGTTGCTCAAAAGAAAGCAGCAATAGATACTCAGTTATCAAATACTCCTGCAGATTTTATTAGACAAGAGACCCAAGATACTGAAGCAACACGCATACTAAATACTCGACCTTCGGAGTATGGTACTGCAGATTCACTTAACACTCGACCTTCAGATTATGATACTGCAGATTCACTTAACACCAGACCTTCGGATTATGATACTGTAGATACTGCAGATTCACTTAACACCAGACCTTCGGATTACGTTGCTATAGAGGCACTTGAACGTCCAGTGCCTCTTTTAGAAAAACAAAGATCTTTGAGTGCTAATGAATCTGAAATGAAAGCCGCGGCTGCAGCTCCAATTATTATTAACAACAATAATTCTGGTGGTGGTCAAAAGGCTGGTAACACAAACAACGTCTCTTCAGCGACATATAACATATCACAAGGCGTCTCTGCTGATGACTTTGTTAGAATAGATTTCGCAAATCGATATTAAAAAAAGGGAGGCTTTCGCCTCCCTCTAAACTTCAGAACAATATTAGCCTTGTGAAGCTAGTTTCTGAAAGTAACTCAATGTATCCTCTGAATCATCAGTAGAATCATCAGTACCACTTACAGCTGCAGTAGCAACTCCGACATCACTATGGAATGAAGGTGCTGGAGCTGATTCATCCAAAGAAATAGATTCAGCAGTAGTACGAACCGTTTGCTCACCAAGTACTTTGGCTAGACGTGCAGACAACTCTTCATAAGACTTATAATTCTTAGGATCTACAAAGTCCTGTAGGCTATAGAGCTTATTATAAGTTGCTTCAAGTACAGCATCGTCTTCTGTCATGACACTTGATTCAGCAAACTCTGACTTATCGTAGTTGCGATATCCGCCTACCTGCTGGATTTTTAGTTTAAAGTTTGCACCGTCCCAGAAATCAAATGGATTAACTGGTTGTTCATCTGCAAACTGTGGCTGCATAACATCCATGATCTTATCAAAGATCTTCTTACCAAACTTATAAAGGAATACCTTACCTTCATTCGCTGGATTGCCTGGATCAGAGATTACCTGAATGTTTGAGACATAATGCAGACGACGCTTGCGATCACGTGCTATTTGCTTATCTTCTTCACGACCAGTATTCCAAAGCACTGAATTCATTTCTGATACAGGATCTGGCTGACCAACAGAAGTCAAAGAGTTTTCGATGTACCATAAACCACCAGGACCTTGGAAGCCGTGATCCCAGTAACGAACCCATGGAAGTTCTTCACCTGCTGGAGCTGGAAGGAATCGAATTACTGCATAACCATTGCCTGCTTTATCGACAGTTGGTTTCCAGAAACGATCATCTACATAGCTTTTGGTTTGCTGCTGTTGTCCACCGCCGACAGCTTCTGCTGCTTTTGTGAGGGCATCGATTGAAGAAGAACGATTGCGTTTTAGATCTTGAAATGACATATTATATTTTCCTATATATGTTGTATTGACTGTATTATCCACTTTATGCATAATATACACTATTATATCACGCTCTTATTAATTTGTAAACACCTTTAAGACAGTTTTTTTCATCTTATCAGTATCACATTGAAAGAACGCTTCGTACTTACGGATCTTACGTGAGACATCAGGCCACACAATAGTTTCCGTAATCTTTCTATCAGCCACTCTAATGAACTGAGTAAGCCGATTCACAATAACCACTGTCTCAATACTTATCTCGTCTCTCATGTAAGCAGAGATGATCTGAGGATGGCCATCGGATGAGTCTAGCAGTTTATCGAAAGACTCATTTATTTCTTTTAGCTTATAAAGATCTTGCTCGAAGACATAACCCATCGATTGATTCTTCTTAAGCCATTTGTTATATGTATCATCATCGTTAATCATTTCACCAATCCATTTAGTGTCATGAATAAAATGAGAAACATAATAATTTATCAGGTCAACCGGAGTAGTAAACCTCCGACCGACTTTCGCAAAAAAGTATTTATCCTTTCTCTTCCAAAACGTTTGCGGTTTAGCTGATGTTTTGTAATTGTATTTAATTGCATCATAAGTATCGCTTTCGAAATGAAGCTTTACTGATTGATAGAATCTAAATGCGTCGAATGGTTCCATTATCATATAGGCAATGCATGCGTGTTAGTCATGCTTTTAATAAGACGTACCCTTGCTGCTTCGGCTTCAAGTTTAGAATATAACGAAGGAGAAATAAGCTTACCTACATCTTCAGGTGGATATTCGAGTTCTTCACATATTGCCAGACACGCCTCAAGGTATGTCGTATCATTTGATTTGATTACTCGCTTCTCTACCATCTCTGAGAATTTCTTTTTCGTTAATATTTTAGTTTCAATCATGTTAATTCCATCTATAAAATTTATGATCACCTAGTTGTTTAATATAGGCGAGCGTGGGTGCCCAATCAGGATAAACCTTTATTGAGTGGTAGTGTGTAGATCCATCCGTAATATCCATATTCAAATACCAAAGCATAATAGCCTTTTCAGTAACTTTAGTTATCCGATCATATGCTACTTTATCTTTAGGATTATCAGACTTACCATCGCAATACCATGAGAACTGGCATTGGTTCAGTATGATTCTTCCATAACGATCTAATTTACTTTGGTATATAACGTCACAAATGTTATCAGGGTATCGGCTGTCATACCAACGATTCAATGACACATGCACGACACCGACGATTGCCTCGTCTTCCTGATTCCTAGCTTCATAATAACTATTTTGAATTAAACAGTTGATTGATTCTTCGGTCAGTAAGTCGCGTACAGTCATTGGCCTAACAATAACCTCAACCGGAGTTTCAACTACAGGCTCCGGTTCAACAGTATCAGTACAAGAGGTTAATGATCCAATGCACGCAACAGCACACAATCCGAGTTTAATCTTCCATTTGGTTGACTTGTCTTCGTAGTTAATTTTTGCCATTCGTTATCTATTTGCCTCGTCGTTTTTGATTGAACAATAGACAGGAAATCTTCAGGCTTTCTTAACCTGGTCTTACGTGATTCCTCTCCAACGTTGAGTATAGTTGTACCTTTCACTTCTAGCCCGTTAGTTGACGATGAAATGTACTCAATAATCTCACGAGTTTTGCCATTAAAGACAAATAGTCGCATTGCTCCTACTATTTGAATTGGTAGGATAGAAACAACTTTATATTCGTTGTTTTCTTTAGCGTATTTAACATTTGCGACTTGCTTATCAGCAGCACGTGGTTTTGGCATACGCGTCTTACGTGAAGCTTTTGCTGCAAGCTTAATTTTATCAAGGTCAGTAAGCATATCATCTAATGCTTTTATTCTTCTCTTGAGTTCTGGCTTATTTACATGAGACCAACCCTCGACTGCATCTTCACAGCTTCCAGTGTACGCATCACGATATTCGTCCAGTTGAAACTGAAGCTCTTTACGTACAGGTTCAACTGCAGAGCCTGATAATCCATGCTTTTTAAATTGGCTGTAAAGATCTAGTGTACCTTTTTCACCGTCACACCATGAATCATATAGTGTTTCAATGTCATCCATGATAGTACTGTTGATCTTATTTAAGAGTCGTTGATGCGGATTCAGTTTAATTACGTTCGATGGCTGATCAGTCTTAGCAATATCTTCATCAGCTTCGAGAAGACTTTTACCCTGCTCAATTAAGTCCGAATAATACTTTTTAACGATCGTTGGCCACTTCTTATAGTCATCATCAACTTCTAAGTTCAAGCTGCTCCAATAAATGCATGCAGCAAAATGCGCATACATAGTGAAGTGATACTCAGGATTCTTTAAGATCGCTTTAGCTTCTTCCTTACTAAACTCAGATTTAATCCACGACTTAATGATTGGACTAATTTCTTTTCCGTCCATTTCATAGTGGAAATAAAATCTAAGTTTACTAAAAGAATCTAAAGGTGCAGCAGCTAAACCAGTTTTAGCTCGCATGCGAACTTTACGTACTTTCTTTTTTACAGCCATATATTTCTCCTGTACAATACTGATATTATATCACAATATTGTAGAGATGTAAACCTATTTATATTTTTGCAAAAGCCTTTACGGAATCCATCTTAAAAGAACGCCAGCCTTTAGCATCTATATCATAGGCTTTAACTAGATTCTCTGGCCACTTATCAACCGAATCGTTATTCTTTGGATGAGCGTCTACTGGAATATCATCAAAGTTTAGCGTACAAAGCATCACACGGCTTTCGCCATTTACTTTAGTAAAGTCCACACGACACAGACCTTCTTTTAACTCACGAATAATTTTATTACGATCCATATTAGTTTCTCCTCATGGTTGAATAATCTTCTGGATTGTCTCCTCTACCGACGGGGACAAGGTTTGATTTGTGCATGGTGGCGATTCCTGTGACATAGTCTCCGGAGTATCGCATTGTTTCTCGCCGCGCTGTAGAGCACTTAAATAATTCTGCCTCTGAATTCTTCGACGTGCCGCTTGGGAAGACGCGGTATTTCTCATCGCTCTGGCGATAAATCTGCTTCGGGACATAAGGTATAAACTCCTTCTTTTTTGATGTGGGAGCAGAGAATAATTTCCTTAATTCTCTCTCTTTCTTTTGTTGTTGATGAGCTTCCATTCTCATCTGTTTGATTCGCTTCGGTGTTGACACTTATGCAACCTCTTCATAGCTTACAATATTTTCAAGCTTTTTACAAAGCTCTTTACCATAATCCGTAAACAGGATGCCCTGTTTATAAACCCAATGCTCAATATCATGGCTATGATAGAAAGTTTCATCCTGAGTCAACCAACGCAGAGCAGTTTCTTCGTTGTATGCACCCATCTCAATGGTACTCTGTATCAGAGCTTTGAACTCCTCTATCGCCATGGCGGACTCTTCCTTTTCTTGCTCAATGGCAATAGCGACTTGGTTGGACCAGTAATCACACTCTGCCTCAAGCTGGGCAAAGGTCATACCGCTAATGTCCATACGGTGGCGGAAGCCCTGAGCGTCCTTAGATGCATCTGATATGTAGCTATACAGCTCCTCTGCATAAGCCTGTGCTGCTACTTCTGCAGTAGCATAACGACCATCAGCATCAACTTCATAACCATATACATCTTGCATATTAATTCCACTCATTATCAAATTTAGTTGTTTCACGATAGATTTCGCCAACAGTTTCATCAGCAATATGACGAGCAACTTTAAAGTCAATAGCGTTATAGTTTTCATCAAGAGCTGCTAATTCTTTTTCGAGCTGACGCTCTTGCTTTGCTTTAATTTTAGCGATCTTACGATGGCAATCTTGAATAAACCTTCGATTGGCTTTTTGCATTGTAGTACGAAACTCAGGATTGCCTTGAATCTTAATTGCAGCATTTCGGATCATTTCAATTCTATTCATTATTTAGTTTCCTTTGAATTATGTAACACTTTGCCGGTTTGATCTTCGAGAATGAAATAATCAACCGAAGTAAATTTACTGAGACGTGCAATTTCATGCTCAACAGTACTGGCGTTTGGATGTTCAAGAACGTACTCATTGACAAATCCATGCGACCAATATGTCGTAACTTTAATACTCTTCGTAGGCATCGAATTCCTTCATTTGAATTGAATCATAAATTTCTTTAGCACCAGAATCAGATTTGTACTTCTCGACGAAGTCTTCATGATCTAGGTTTACTGCATCTTCTTGAACTTCCAAAACATAAGCGCCGATCTTGGACATAAACATTCCTCCTAAATACAGTATTATATCACAGTTGAAGATGATTGTAAACCGTTTTTTGACGACCACGGATTTTTAGCAGCTTCGCTCTCAAGCATTTTTGCCTTTTCTTCTAGCGCTTCGCTATTGCCCCATAGAGGATTCCAAAACGCCTCACCGCGAGGATTGTATCCGTACACTTTACGATGAGCATCAATAACGCGTTGAACAAGAGAATCTGTGCGATTCATAAAATGTCTCCTTAGTACATTGAAAGAAAAGTTAAACCGAACCACAAGGCGAGGATTGCTCCCACGCCTATTGACATCACTACCTCTTCAAAAAAATTCATATTATACTGCCTCCTTCATGCCAGCTTCGATACCGCGTTCCCACTCAGCGTCATTTTGAAGCTGATCAACTTTGTGCATGTCAAGTTTCTTAAATCCGAAACCAGCTACTTCGTACCAACCGTCTTCAGTCAAGAATCGATCTTGCATCATTGACGAGCGATGACCGTAGCCATCTTCGAGCGGAGCGATCTCTGTGACGTTTTCATTCCAATCAGTATTGTTCTCGATGTCATCACGTGACCATGAACCGTTGATGTTGTTTGTCCAGCGATATGCATACTCAAGAGCATCTTCAATATTGTTGCTAGGAGCCTCAACAACACACATGCGGTTGAATGCTTGGTCTTCTTTGTGGAATACTGTAACTCTCATAATCTTATCTCTTTGCTCAATTTGTAGGGTAATTATACTGTATCTGACCGCTAAAGTACAATTTATTTTCGCCTTATAAATCAATAGCTTATAAATTTTTGTCTGTAAGCTATTGATTTGTATACGGTTAAAAATTGTATCAAAATGAAACTTTTTTTCTTCAATGATAACAATAACTTAGGCTCATTTGTAACAAAATATGCGGCTTATTGATACAATTTTTATAAATAGTACTGTAATCTCATCTCCATAAAGGACACTTTGATGAATAAAGTAAGCTCCTTTATCATGATTCTGATGACTCTTATATCAATTCCTGCATATAGCCAAGTTCAAAATGATGCTGATGGCAATTTTGACTCAACAACGTATGTGGAAACGAATGGGACCACAGACTCAACTTCGTCTGTGACTTCTACAAGTACAAACACCAATACGAATTTGAATACTAATACTAGCACTTCAACTAGTACTAATACCAATACGAATTTGAATACCAATGTGAATACTAGCACTAGTACTTCTGATAACAC